GAAAATATCTATGAACTCTATTGTCGATAGGAGAGATGTATGGGATACAAAACTCTTCTGATCCCCATGCTAAAATATTCTCGTTAAGGTCACACCACCTACAAAACTTGCGTTCCCAACTACTTCGGCATATAATATTACTTGCATCACCCTTATACTTTGTAGGATGCGAAGGTTTGTATTTACTTTTAATACTTTCTCCCATACATAATATATAAGGTTAAAAACTATTTAGATGCTTAAAGCAACATCGATAGATAAAATAAAAGCAAATGTATTAAGACCTGCATTTACATCACAGTTTCTTGTGTATGTTCCTAAACCCAATGATGGCACCATTAGAAGACAACTTGATGGTATACTGGGTGGAGCAGGGCAAGAAAAACTGATGCTAAACTGTTGTGAGGCAAGTTTACCAGGGTCACAGTTTGCTACTTCAACTAATGATAATGATCATACTGGTGTCACTGAAAGACGTGCTTATAGAAGGGTTTTTGATGAAAGAATCAATCTGACATTTTATGTTGATGCTGAAGACTATTTGCCAATAAAATACTTTGAAGTATGGATGAATATGATTTCGGGCGAAGATCTTGCCAGTGCTGATATCAAAAGTAATACTTATAACTACAGATTTAGATATCCAGATGATTACGTATCTGACAATCTCACTGTGTTAAAGTTTGAAAAAGATATAATCACACAAAAGAGGAGATCAAATCCACTTGAAGATATTGTCAATATTATTGCAGGCACAGATTTCGGAACAACACAGAACATTACCACTGGTAGATCAATACAGTATCAGTTCTTTAGAGCATTTCCTATCGCGGTGAACTCAATGCCAGTATCTTACGAAGCATCACAACTTTTAAAATGCACTGTGTCAATGGCATACACTAGATATAGTTTAAACAATGTGAGTTTGAATAATCTTCCACAAGCAAGAACTTTAAATAGAGGTTTGCCGAGTCTTGAAGATGGTTTAGGATCTTTCTCAAATCCTAACTCCATATTAAGTCAGGCAGCTGAAGCTATTTCTCCTGTCGATGACATAGCAGACTTCCTGAGATAACCATAAATAATCACACTGAAAAACTCTTTGAGATATCATGCCTTTACCAAAGATTGCCACGCCAACTTATGAACTTGAGTTGCCATCAACAGGACAAACGATTCAGTATCGTCCCTTTCTTGTAAAAGAAGAAAAACTTCTTGTCATTGCTCTTGAGAGTGATGACACAAAACAGATCACAACTGCTATCAAAGCAGTGATCAAAAGTTGTGTCCTTACTAAAGGTATTAAAGTAGAGTTACTTCCAACTTTTGATATTGAATATCTTTTCTTAAACATCAGAGGCAAGTCTGTTGGGGAAGAAATCGAAGTTAATATTGTTTGTCCTGATGATGAAGAAACTGAGGTAAAGATCAATATTAACTTGGATGATATTCAAGTTCAAAAGAATGATGATCACACTGATAAGATTAAACTTGATGCCTCTATTATGATGCAGATGAAGTATCCTTCACTGGATCAGTTTATCAAGAATAACTTTGAGTTTGATGATGGCAACATGATGGATCAATCTTTTGATCTGATTGCAGCGTGTGTTGATAAAATCTACACTGAAGATGAAGTATGGGCAGCGGCTGACTGTACAAAAAAAGAAATGAATGAGTTCCTTGAACAAATGAATTCATCTCAGTTTAAGCAGATTGAATCATTCTTTGAGACCATGCCTAAACTATCTCACAAGATTAAGGTAAAAAATCCCAAAACTAAGAAAGAAAGTGAAGTCGTTCTTGAGGGTTTGGCATCTTTTTTCGGATAGGGATGGTTCATATGAACCTTGAGAACTACTTTAATCTAAACTTTTCGTTGATGCAGTTCCATAAATATTCATTAACTGAAATAGAAAACATGATGCCCTGGGAAAGGGATATATATGTTGCTATGTTAATGAACCATCTTGAAGAAGAAAAACTAAAACAGCAGCAAGCGAATGCCTTCGGATGAAACTCAATCTACAAATCCAATAGAGCCTAGAAGGCGTCGCATTTCTGCTGAGAGTTTTCGCACGGGAAGAAATATTGTTAATATTGGACAACAACAGCAGCAAAATATAAACGTCAGAGGCAAACTGGTCCAGAGTGTTGTTAACTTAGACAAGAGAGTTAATAATACCGAAAGAAAGATAAGTATTATAAGAAATATTCTTGGATATCAAAAGAGTGACCTGCGAGAGAACTTAGCAGCGGTGAGTCCTCAGGCATTATTGATGAGAAATCTTGATGCTATTTTAGAAACACTTAGAAAAGAAAAACAACTCGAAGATAAAGAGAACGAAAAAGATAGAAAGAGAGAAGAAAATAAAAAGAGAGGGGTCGAAGAAACAAGACTTGAAAAAAGATTTAAAGTATTGCAGGACACGACTAAGAAAATAGTCTCTCCCGTGACTAGTATTCTTGATAAGATTTTAAAAGCGTTCATCGCTATTGTCACTGGTAAGTTCTTAATATCTCTCATCAGATATATTAGTGATCCAAAAAATCAAGAGAAGATTCAATCTGTCATAAGATTCTTCAAGGATAATGGTCCAAAACTATTAGCGGCATTCTTATTATTTGGAACCACATTTGGTAGAGCTGCAATCAAGTTGACTGGATTACTTGCTAGAGGGGCAGTAAGACTTGGTGCTGCTGCAATGATGCTGCTCAGCAAACTGGGACTTAAGAGTGCAGGTGGACTTGCAGCAAGTCTCCTTGGTGGTAAAGGTCGTTTGATAGGTAGAGGTCTGCAGTTAGCGGCGACGGCAGGTGGATTCATCGCTCTTGAAAACTTATTCTCTGGTGGTTCAAGCGAAGGCGGTGGAGAAGCAAAAGCATTTTCTGGTGGTGGTTTATTCTTTAGCGATGGTTTAGTTGATGGTCCGTATGGATCTGATCGAGTTAATGCACGTTTGACAGATGGTGAGTTTGTTATGTCTGCTCCTGCTGTAGCAGCGATTGGACCATCTGTGCTTGAAAGTATTAATGAAAAATATGGTGGTACAAATAAACCAAGAGTTGTAAACAATACCTTGATGGCACAGGGTGGTGGATTAGTCGGAGGTATCGCAGACGCACTTAGTTTCCTCCCTAACACTGGGAATGTCATGGCACCCATGGCATCTCAGGGAATGTATCAGGATGAAGGAACCGTTCTATCTAAAATACTTGGTATTCCTATACCAGGATCACTAAGAAAGGAGGGATATTCTGACGAAGACATTAGTAGATATAACAGAGCTGACACTGGAGACCCCACAAGATTCCTGGAACAGTTCAAAGCGATCGACAGCCGTATTTCGCCAGAAACTCAAAACTTTTTGAAGGAGAGAGGGATATCAGCACTAACATCTCCTGCTGTCAGATCCCGTCGTCGTGCTGCACCTCCGACCCAGATGTCAGAGAAAGAAAGGAATGACAGATTTATTGGCGAGTCGTTTAAAAATTTTCCACAAAATATTGAAACAATAAGAGGTACTGCTGAAAGACAGCGTGAAATGTTGAATCAAATCATGCCTGGTCGTTTTGATGGGTCCATGAATCTGCGTGGGACACCAATCCGCACACCACAATCATCGGTGCCAAGACAAAATGTTAATATCAACATCCCTGAGGCACCCACTAGGAAACAACCCAGGGTTGTGATTATGGATGGTGGTACAGATGTTATGGGCGGTGATCAAGTATCGTCACCATCAACACCAAGATTACCTTCTATTCCTATCTGTCCTCAAAGTTCAAACAAAGCAGATGTCTGTGGATATAGGAGGATTAGATAATGATTGATTCCTCTAAACTCATGAATAGAAAGGAGGGACAAACAAAGTTCTTCTTTAAGGCAAACAAAAAGATTATTTCTATTAACACTTTTCTTCAAAGGTCTCTTAATGACAAGAGAAAAAAAAGTGCTAAAAAAAGAAATGAAGAGTTCTTAAGAAGAAGAAAGAAGCAAGAGGATAGATTAGAGGATAGAAAATCTGATACGGACGGTGGAGTAAAGAAGTTCGGTGGTAAACTTGGTCAGTTAACTGGAGCAACTAATCTAGTCAACGGTTTTAAGAATGCTATCGGAAAACTTCTCTTTGGATTTTTCGCAATCAGGTTATTAAAATATCTGCCAGTTCTAAAAAATATTTTGCCATTGATAAATGGTGCCGCTAACTTTATTTCAAGTATCGGTATTGGATTGATTGATGGGTTTGCCAATATTATTAATATTGGATACCAGGCTTATGATGCTTCAAAAGTTTTTATGAAGCAGATTGGTGGTGAGGACATGGAAGCATCCTTCGATAAGTTCATGGGTGCTGTTACTTCCGTCATTGATATATTATTACTTGCTACATTGATTCGTGCTAGTGATAGTTTTGGTGGTCCTTTGAAGAAACCAAGAGGCGGTGGTGGTGGAGGATTTTTCTTCCGTCGTGGTAGAGGACCTAGAAAACCAAAGGATCCATCAGATCCTAAGAAACCAGATCCTGATAAACCAGGGCGAGGATTTCCTGCTGGTGGTGTGTTAGCAGGTGTTCTTGCAGCAGCACTTATCTTTGCAGCAACTAGAGGAAAGGTTAAATTAACTCCAGCTCAAGCACTGAACTCGATTAAAAATGCAAGGAATTTAAGAGAAGTATTAAAAAAATCGAGGAGAGAAGTAGCTAAAAGTAGATTAAATGCTCGGCGTGCTGTTGAAGCAGAGGCAGAAGTAAAGCAAACCCGAAGAGCGAGAAGGAAGGATTTTTCTCAACAAAGATTTGAATCTCAACAAAGAGTTGAAGCAGAGGCAGAAGTAAAGCAAACCAGAAGAGAGAGAAGGAAAGTTTTTTCTCAAGAAAGAGTTGAAGCAGAGGTAGGAGGAAGAGGTGGCACCGCGACATCGGGTCAACGTACACCGCCAAGTGGTTCTAAAAAACTACCATATGGCAGAGGTGTAAATCCAGCTGAGATGCGATCTGAGGTTGGTGATGAAATGTTCGAGCAAAGAAAAAGAGCAGATGACGCATATAAAAATATTACGGGAAAAGAACCCCCTAAGAAATCAAAAGGAAGCCAAGGAAGCACAAGCACCAGTAAACCTGGCAAGATGCAACCGGCAAGAACCGTTGTAAAACCAGCGATTATAACTGATAAAGCTTTAGCTAATAGAATTTTAACTGATGAAAAGTTTGGGAGTCTATTTTTAGAACATTTACGGGAAAAATTTAACTTAAGGAATCCACAAGGAAGGATAACAAAAGGAGTAACACTTGATGAATATGCCGCATTAAGTGGCACCACAACTGATCAACTAATCAAATCTGAACTTGCTAAAACGGGTCCAACTAGTTTTAAGGGACGCTTAAAATTAACTCAGCAACAGGTTGTCCCGTTAAAACCTCAAATCAAAGTACCTAGAACAAAAGAGGGGTTCATAAAACCAAAACTTCCTACAGCAGAGATGCTGCAGAGAATAGTACCAAAAAATCCAAAGCAAAAAATATCATTCCTGAAAAGGATTTTTGGATTTACTGATAATGTATTCTCTAGGATACCTGTTATTGGACCGTTGGTTGACTTTGGTATCAACTTAGCGTTTGGTGATCCACTACCAAAGGCAGCAACAAAAGCGATCTTTGCTGCTATCTTTGGTGGTATTGGTATGGCAGCAGGATCTGTTGTGCCTGGTGCAGGAACTCTCATTGGTGGTATTCTTGGTGGTCTTGCTGGTGATATTATTGGAGGAGTTCTCTATGACATGGTGGTAGGCAATATTTCACCATCTGAACTACCAGATCCAAAGGAATATAATCCGTATGTGGATCCCAAACTTACATCAAAAGCACTCAATCTTGAACAGAAACAAAATGTTCAAAGAGCAACAGATTTAAGATCTGCAATCAGACAGGGTGAATCTGATGGAAATTACAGCGCAACATATAGTGGATACTTAAAAGGATTCCCAAGAGCAGGTGAAGATCTCACAAAGATGACGATCTCTCAAGTCATTCAATATCAGAAAGATTATATTGACTATCAAAGATCTTTGGGCATACCACCAAACAAAAGAAGTGCAGCAGTTGGAGCATATCAAATGCTATATCCTGAGAAAGCTGCTGCTTATGTTGGAATACCATTAAACGCGAAGTTTAATAAAGAGAATCAAGATAAAATGTTAGACTACTACCTGGACATGGCAGGTAGAAAACAATATGAAAGAGGAGAGATTACTGCTGAAGTATATAATGACAGACTAGCTGGTCAGTTCGCATCCCTGAAGACAGTTACTGGAGAAGGTGTGTATGATTATGATGGTATTAACAGAGCAACGAAGAGTGTCCTTGATTTGATTAGAAAAGAATATCCTGACAGATCACAGGGACTTAATCAAGAGACATCATATGGTGAGCAAGCATCTAATACATTCATTATTCAAAGGAGAAACCTAATGCAATCGTTAGGTCAAGGTGAATCAACTCAAGCACCATCCATTTTTCTTAGTGCATCTGATTCCTATGATAACAAAAATATTTTATATGAGATCGGTTAAATAGTAAGAGAGATTGAATCATGACTTCAAAGCAGACGATAGTAGAATCACTACCAACTATTATTCAATCGTTGAACGTAATTTCAAACGAGGGTGGCAAGTCAGTAAACCTTGCAGGGAAGGGCGTGTCTCTTTTCCTGTATCATGAGAGTATCTTAAATGATACAGTTCGTGCATCGATTGAATATGTTGATACTGGATCAAACTTTCAAACAAGTGATAATAAAAACGTCAGAGAAAGTCTGCCCATAGTTGGAACAGAAAAAGTAGAAATAAAACTTGCTGATAACAATAATACTAAAATAGGAGACTCTCCGAAACTTAATCTGTATGTCAATAAGGTTACTCCCATAGGAGATGATGCAAGAAAAACTGCTGTAAGACTTGATCTGGTATCAAAAGAGTTTTTACTGAATGAAAAAATCCGATTGAGAACTAGATTTGATGGTAGAATTTCTGATCATATTAATAAGATTCTGACTGAAAATATTCCTGATGGATTACAAACTGAAAAAAATGTTGACATTGAGGAGACTCAAAATAATGTAAACTTTATTTCAAACAATAAAAAATCATTCTGGACTTTGAACTGGTTGTCAAAAAAAGCGGTGTCACAACAGAATCAAAAGAAAGGAGTAAGTGCTGGTTACTTCTTCTATGAAACCTCAGAGGGATTCTTCTTTAAATCTATTGATGGACTCCTTGCACAAAAACCGAAAAAGAGAATCATCTATAATGAAGTCCCCGATGAAGAAGGAAAAACAATCAGTAAACTTGATTATGATTACAAGGCATATTCTTATTCTAAGAATGATTTAATCAATGCTCAAAGTAAGTTTGAGTTAGGCACATTTGCAACTCGTGTAGTTACATTCGATCCATTTAGGTGTCAATATAGAGTTTACAATCCAAACTCAGAGGAGAATGAGCAATCTGATGGTATGACTTTGGGTGGAAAAAAACTTCCAAAGTTAAATGAAGAGTTCAATATTACTGGAAAGGAAAAAAACTTCTCTCGATCAACTTACATATTATTAGATACTGGATCACTTCCGACTGGTAATACTGAGCAGCAAATAGAAAAATCTGATGAGGAGAACTTTGATTCTAGGAATATATTAAACCAGTCGATTATGAGATACAATCAGTTTTTGAGTTTCTCATGCTCGATTACAGTAGCAGCTGATTTTTCACTTCATGCTGGAGATGCGATCACTCTTGATGTTCCTTTGATCGAGGTTGACAAGACCAGCAAAAAGAGTAATATGGATTCAGGTCTATATATTATAACCGATTTAACTCATTACGTATCTAGTGATGGAACATACACTAGACTCGAACTAGTCAGAGACTCAATTGGTAGAAAGAGGAACAACTAATGGAAAGTATAGAAAAGCATATTGAAGAGGATAAGAAAATCCTCCAAGATCCCACAACAAATCCACAAATGCGTCGCCACATTGAAGGCGAACTGCATGAACTAGAAGAATATGTAGAA